TTTTTCCACAATTCCTCGTATTGCTTCTCTGTCGGCGGTATCCGTGCCACCAGATACAAAAAATATTTTACGATCTTCATTTGTCTTTTCCTCTATTAGTTGAAATAAAGGTTTCCCATGTTTTTCGACATAGTTATATAATACTAATGTATTACCCTTTTGATCAAGTGCTAGATTTCGGATAAACTGATTCCGTTTTTCATTTGTTACAATGTACTCGATTTCCTCTTGATATGTTCTGTTACCAAACTCCTTACGTATCTCCTCTGCATATTCAAGTATGATTCGTTTAATTTGGAGCTTGGCGAGAGTATCACTATCCTGTAATTCTTTTGTTGTTGTGACCTTATAAGTTCTTCCGAAGAGACCTTGTAAGACCAGCTCATGTGTTTGAGTTCCATCTAAAGTTCCTGTCGTTCCAAACCTATATCCTGCCTCTGTACATTTATTCATAATATTCATTAATGATTTGGATTTAAATCCGTGACACTCATCACCGATTACCATACCAAATTGTTGAAACCAAGATTTAGGTAATTTATAAATTGATTGCCAAGTAGAAATAATAATAGGACAATTAGTATTTTTATCTTTTCCAGAATAAATTTTATGTGCTAATTGTTCAGGCATTCCATATTGTTTAAAATCTGTAGACATTTGTTCTACCAAAGAAGTTGTTGGTACGATAACCAATACCCTTTGTTTATTTGAACTACCAATATGTGCAAGATAATATGATAGTAAAATATAAATGATTAAAGATTTACCAGAACCCGTAGGCGATAATAAAATACCGCGTTTTCTTTCTAATCCTCTTAATACAGCATCTAATTGATACGGACGAACATCGAATGGTAATGACAACGACTGTATTAAGTTATCTATTTCACTTGGATCTACATCTTCTTTTTGGTATGGATATCCATATTCATCAGATTTAAAATCTTCCATCTCGTACCCGCGCGATCGCGCGAACTGTACTAAATGGTGATATAATCCAGCAGGCAATTCTCCGGTAGCTCGACTATATAATCGAATCTTACCATCCCATACTTTATTTTTATAAGCAGGCATAAATCTATATCCTGGTACAAAGAAACTAAAAAATTCATTTAATTCCTGGGCAATACCAGAATCACAATCTACATGTAGATTAGAGTGATCTAACTTCCTGACTCGAATTGTCTCCACTTAATCATATTCCCTATAGTTTGATGTCTCCAATTAACGTTACTGATAATTTCAGACAATGTATCTATTACTGTCTTATAGTATTGTATTTTACCTTCTGAGTCTTGAATTTCAGGATCACTATCATAATAATAATCAAGCTCACCTTTAAGTATTTTAAGACCGTCAAATGGATCAGCTTCCCAACCAAGGGCCTCAACGGTTTCTTGATCCATCTTACCATTATAGTATAACCATTTCTTTTTAAGAAGTTTCTTTTGATCAAATTCAGCTCTTTTAAGCTGCAATTTATATGCAGTTAATACTTCTAGGTATTTGGCGTGAAGTAAAGGAGCTTGACGTGAAGATTCGTCAAGTTTATTAGAATCAATAATACAATCTTTTGCCCACATTTCGTGGATAGTTTTCAAGTCAATCATAATATATCCTTAGTAATTAGGATTCAGTAATAGTAGAACCTGCTATAGATCTATTTACCGTAATATTAGGTAAGCCATTTACATTAGTTGTATATGCTGCACCTGATAGTTCAAAATAAGAGAATCTAAAAGATGCACCAAACGAAATAAATGAGTCGCCGGCGGCAGTAGATTCAAATTGTATATCTGTTAAAGCTGTAGGAATACAATCAATAAATTTAATTTGACGAGTAATATTATTATGGCTTGATAAAATAGTTAAAGTCATATCTGATACTGAAGGAGGGGTATTAGCCGTTGCTTCGTATGCAGTAACATTTCCTAAATCTAATATTCTTCTCATCCATGAATACATTTCGTCATACGATTTCATATCTTCGTCAAGAAGTATATTTGCTTGTAATTCGTTAAATGTTAATTTATCACCAATAAAGGGAATACCTGTTAATTTCTTATATGGTACTTCTACAGAGTTCATAATCATCCCAGGATGAACAAAACTTTGGAGAAAGAATTCCAAGTTTGGATAGTTACGTCTGTCAACCGTAAGTTTAAAACTAGTGGGTTGAAGGTAATTAAAATTGTCTGTTAGCTCTGCCATGTTACTATTTATATATGATAGTATAAAAAAGAGGCGACCGAAGCCGCCTCTAGTTTAATTATTATTTTCTTATTGTATTTTTATGCGCCGAGGATATTGTCAACGCGGAAGATACGATAGTACTGGTTAGTCTTAACAGCTGCAAGACCATCAGCAGGTGTTGCACCAACGAATGGGTTTGAAGCCATGCCGTAGCGTGTCTTAAATCCAATCTTTGGCTGGAATGTATCCTCACCAACCGCACGTACCATTGTTAATGGAACGTATGGGCAGTAGAACAGACCTGCGTCATATGGGTTTGTACCCTTATAACCAACAGTGACATAGTCAGCTGATGCATATGGGTCAATGTATACGCGTGTACGACCATTCAGTACACCTGCGAAGGTGTTACCTGTATCGTCAACGTTCAATGAAGTTGACATTGCAGGAGCATAGTCGAGCATGCCTGAAGCTGCAAGAGCAGAAGCTACGTCTGAAGAACAGACGATAAAGTTACCTTTTCCTCTACGAGTTTCTTTAGCAATTACGTTTGCTTCACGCTCGATTTGGAGGATAAGACCTTTGAACTTCTCTACTGACCAACGGCCATCAGCGTCTGTTTGTACGTTGAAGATACCATTGATTGCTGTGTTGGTTGTACCAGCACCGGTCTTAGCTTGTGAGTTAATCGTACGAATAACTTCACGGTTGATTTCAGCCAAGATCTCAGTTGACAGGATGTTAGCCAACTCAGTTTCAGCATCAAGACCATGAATTGCTTTCAAGTCTTGTGCCAGTTCCAGTGAGTACTCAGCTTTCAGTGCACGTGACTTAGCAGTGACTGTTGACTTCTCAATGGTGAAACCCATCTCGCGGAAAGCTGATCCACCAGTTGCGCCAAGTGCTTCAGCATCGGCTGTTGGCATACCACCAGCTGCAAGAGCTGTAAGACGCTGATCGTCGATTGTGCTATCAGCATCGGTATCGGTAACACCGTTAAGGCCTGAAGCGTTATCTGAATCGTGAGTTCCAGCTGAATCGCCTGAGAACTTTGTCTCTGCTTCGTTGAACAGAGCTTCACGGTTAGATGTTGAACCCCCGCCGTAGCGTGACTTCATAGCAAAGATCAGTCCAGTTGGACCGGTCATTGGCTGAACGCCGCAAAGATCGTATGCCATAAGGTTTGGCATTGCACGACGTACGAGTGCGATCAGTACTGGATTCCAGTTAGCTGTACCAGCAGTGCTGTTAGCAGGTGCTGCTGCGTTCTCGAACATCATACCTTCTTCACGAAGTGCGTTCTCTTGGTTTTCTAAAACAGCAGCTGTAACTGCTCTTCTGTGCTTGTCTTGAATGGTACCAGCAGACTCTTCGTTAAGTACTGGACCCCATTTTTCTACAAGCTTATCGTAAGAAATTACGTTATGCATTTCTCTAAACTCCTATTGGGTTCTTTTAAGTGCTGTAAGATACTGAGCCATTGAGCCAGAAGCTTCTACGATTGCATCGTCATCGCCTTCATCTGTATCAAAGTCTGCAGACTCTGTTGAAGTTACTTTGTTGAAATATGATTCTTTAACGGTAGCTACTTTTTTAGCAAAAGTCTCTTCGTCATCGAAATCAATATCATCGACTAAAGATTTAAGTTTTTCGACTTGGGTTTCTACCAAATCACGTGATGCTTCACGAATGATTGCATCGCGCTTGTATGACTCAAGCTCTTCAGCCATTTCGATTGCCTTACCAGTTTGAGCATTTAGTTTTTCTTCTAGCTCTTCAACTGTTTCGGCGAGTTCGTCAACCAGGTCGATCTTTGATTCTGGAACGTCGATGTATGACTCAGTGAACAGATCTTTCATCTTATTCATAAAGTCTTCGGCGATTTCAGTTCTCAGACCAGTTTGGATGGCTACTTTATTTTCTTCCATCCAGTTTTCAACTACGTAGTTTAAATAGCTGTCAACTTTCTCTACAAGATCCTCTTTGGTAGAAGTAATTTCTGCCTCGAGCTCTTCGTTGTATTTTTCTTCAAGACGATCGATTTCTTCAGCAAGCTTTGATTTAATAGCTGCTTCAAAAATGATAGCGGTTTTCTCTTTGAACTCTTCAGACAATGTAGCTTCATTAGCCATAATTGCATTTAAGTCATCAGAGAAATCTGCCTGGTAGTTAATTGAAATATCATTTTCAACTACTACACCATCTTCGGTATCGAAATCTTCAGCCATGATTTTACCGTACATAGCAGCA